TTGAATGGAATGGATCACGTGTACATGTTTCTGAATTTGAACCAAAGCAACCACAATTAGAACCTAAACCAACTGTTGCTGATCCACAAGGTTTACAGTTTGCAAGACCTGCAAGAGTTGAACCTGCAACAGAAAGTTTATTACCAGGTAATCCATTTAATTTTACTTCAGGCTCAAGTATTGTAACTGTTACAGAACCTGGTCATGGAAGATCTACCGGTAACACTGTTGTATTTAGAAATGTAGATGGAAGTCCAGGAGGATTAGCTTATACAGTGTTTGAAAATGCTTCAGGATTTAGTATAACAGTTATAGATACAAATAGTTATAGTTTTAATTGCGGAAGTAATGCAACACTAACAGGAAACTCAGGAGGAATGACTGTGACCGCAGGTCCAGTTACATTAACACCATAATGACATACGCAGAATTAGTACAAAAAATTAGAGATTACACAGAAGTAGATTCAAATGTTCTAACATCTACTATTGTTGATGGATTTATATCTGATGCTGAATTTAGAATTTTAAGAGATGTAGATTCTGATAATAATAGAAGATATGCTACAGCTCTTTTAGCTGCTTCAACTAGATTTATAACAGTTCCAGATAATTTATTGGTTGTTAGATCAGCTCAAATAGTAGATTCTGACGGTGTAGGTTCTGCTGATAATAGAGAATTTTTAGAATATAGAGATACTAGTTATATGTCGGAGTATAATTCAACAGGAGTAACAGGTGTTCCAAAATACTACAGTATGTGGGATGAAGAAAAAATTGTAGTGGCTCCTACCCCAGATGCCAATTACACAATTCAATTAAATTATATCTTGAAAGATCAGGGTTTATCGAGTACAAATACTACTACATATATTAGTCAGAAATTTCCCAACGGATTATTATATGCATGCTTAGTTGAAGCATTTTCTTTTTTAAAGGGGCCAAATGATCTCTTGCAATTATACGAAGGAAAGTATAAACAGGTGGTAGAAGGCTTCTCGGTTGAACAAATGGGAAGAAGACGAAGAGATGAATATCAATCAGGTGTTCCTCGAATCGGCGGAAAATAATAAGGAGATAAAACTATGGCTATAACACAAGCACTTGCTAATTCTTTTAAAAAAGAATTATTAGAAGCTGACCACAACTTCAAGCAATCTGGTGGTGACAAGTTTAAAATCGCTCTTTATACTTCTTCAGCTACTCTAAATTCAGCAACTACTTCTTACACAACTGGTAATGAAGTTGGTGCATCAGGTCAATACGCAGCAGGCGGTGGAGCGTTAGTAAATAATGGTACTTCAATTGCATCAGGTGTTGCAATCGTTGACTTTGCTGACAGATCATTCACTGGTGTGACTTTGACTGCTAGAGGAGCTTTAATCTATAACACTTCAGCAACTGTAACAGATGCTGCTGTATGTGCTTTGGATTTTGGAGCAGATAAAACAGCGACATCAGGAACTTTCACAATTCAGTTTCCAGCTTTTACAACAGCAGCAGCAATTCTTAGAATATCAGGTTAATCATAGGAGATAATTTCCTATGGCAAATACTTGGGGTTCACAGACTTGGAGCTTTAATCAATGGAATGATTTAGATAATGTAAGTCTTTCCGTTACAGGGATTTCTACATCTTCAAATTTAGGTTCACCATTAATTGACACGGAAGTAAATCAAGGTTGGGGTTCTGATACTTGGGGAACAGAAACTTGGGGTCTTTCTGCTCAAAACGCAGATGTAACTGGTATTGCGTTATCTTCAAATTTAGGTTCAATAATTATTACTGCAGATGCGTCTGCAGATTTAACAGGTGAAGAATTAACTGGTGCATTAACAACACCAGAAGCAAGTTCAACATTTGTTGCAGAAGTAACAGGTCAAGCAATGACTATGGATCTAACGTTTGATCCAGAAATTGTTTCACCTACTGGTCAAGAATTAACAACTTCATTAGGTACAGCCACATTAGATGCAAATACAATTGTAGAATTAACTACAGAAGTTACTCCAGGATGGGGTGTATCAGTTGGTTGGAGTGAACAACAATGGGGACAAGCATCTACTCAGATGTCTATGTCAATGGATGAAGGAATAGTAGATCCTTCTCCTGATGCAGAAGTTGTAGGTATTGGTATTGCAGCTAGTTTAGCAGTTGGCACAGTTATTGCAGGTAATGCAGATGTAACTGTTATTGGAGAAGGTATAGCAGCAGGTCTTGGTTTAGGAACTATAGATCTAAATACTCCTGTTGATTTAACTGGAATATCTATGTCCGCTAATTTAGGTAGTATTGCAGTAACAGGTACAGCAGTAGTTAATTTAACGGGATTTGACTTGACAATGGAATTAGGAACTAATACAAATACCTTAATCTGGAATCAAGTAGATACTGGAACAGCCCCAATAGATCCACCAGGTTGGGTAGAAGTTGCTGCATAATGAGTTTGACAAAAACTCTAATTTTTAGTAAATTTAAACAAATAAGGAATTTAAAAATATGGCAAATTCAACATCAGCTAATTTAAAATTAACTGTACAAGCAACTGGAGAAAATTCAGGAACTTGGGGACAAATCACAAACACAAACTTACTTATTCTTGAACAAGCAATTGGTGGTTATGATGCAGTAGGAATTACTGCAGCAGCAACTTTAACTTTTTCTAATGGCGCTTTATCAAATGGTAAAAATCAAGTATTAAAATTAACTGGAACTATTACTGGAAATAAAGATGTAGTAATTCCAGATAGCATAGAAAAAACTTTCATAGTCGAAAACGCAACTAGTGGTGCTCACACAGTAACGTTCAAAACTACTTCAGGAACTGGAGTAACTTGGGCTGCTACTGACAAAGGCACTAAAATGATTTATTCAGATGGAACTAATGTTGTTGATACTGCTTTTACAGATTTATCTTCAGATGTAAGTCCACAGTTGTCTGCAAACTTAGACACAAATAGTCAAAATATTATTATTGATGACGCTCATGGTATTTTAGATGAGTCAAGTAATGAACAATTAATTTTTTCAACAACTGGAGCGGCAGTTAATCATATACAAGTTACAAATGCAGCAACTTCAAATAAACCTTCAATTAGTGCAATTGGAGATGATACTAATATTGGAATTTCAATTTTACCAAAAGGAAGTGGTCAAGTTACTTTAGATAATTTAACTTTCCCAGCAGCAGATGGAACAGCAGATCAAATTTTAACAACTGATGGTTCTGGAAATTTATCTTTTGTAGATAATTCTGGTGGAACATCTTGGCAAACAGTTATTACTGCAGATCCAGCTAACGCTGTAGCAGGTAATGGTTATTTTTGTGACACTTCAGGTGGAGCATTTACTGTAACACTTCCAACTTCTCCAGCTTTAGGAGATGAAATATCATTTGTAGATTATGCAGGCACATTCGATACAAACAACCTTACGATCGGTCGTAACGGCAATCCAATACAAGGAGCAGCATCTGACCTAACCGTTTCAGTTGAAAGAGCAGGTTTGACACTTGTTTATGTTGACGGGACTGAAGGTTGGTTGTTGAAGAATAAATAATGTCGACCTATAAAGAGATTCAAGGCACCGCTGTACAAAACAATGCTGGCACTTTAGAGAATGCCGCAGACGGCCAACTATGGTACGACAGCACTAATACCAATTTCAAATACAGTTATGGAGCGACTACTTCTGCTTGGTCTACGGGTGGGGATTTAAATACAGGAAGAACCCGTTTAGCAGGAGCTGGAACTCAAACAGCTGCTTTGGCTTTTGGAGGATTAGATGCTGTACCTGTTGTTACAGCTGTAACAGAATCTTATAATGGATCAACTTGGACAGAAGTAAATGATTTAAATACGGCAAGAGAAAGAATAGCAGGTGCTGGAACTCAAACCGCATCTTTAGCGTTTGGTGGAGAAACTCCAGGAGCAATAGTAGGTGTAACAGAATCTTGGAATGGCACGAGTTGGACTGAAGTAAATGATTTAAATACAGCAAGAAACTTTTTGGCAGGAGCAGGAGCTGACAACACATCTGCTTTAGCTTTCGGTGGATTTGTACCACCTGTAACAGCAGTTACAGAATCTTGGAATGGTACAAGTTGGACAGAAGTAAATGATATGAATACGGCTAGAAATCAATTAGCAGGAGCAGGAATTCAAACTTCAGCTTTAGTTTTTGGTGGATCACCTGCTCCTGCTACACATGCTCTTACAGAATCTTGGAATGGAACAAGTTGGACAGAGGTAAATGATTTAAATCAAGGAAACCGAAGTTTAGCAGGAACAGGAACTGATAATACATCTGCTATAGCGTTTGGTGGTAATACAGGAGGAGAAGTTACACAAACTTGGGATGGAACAAGTTGGACAACAGTTAGTGATATGAGCACAGCAAGGCAAGCTTTAGGAGGAGCAGGTACTCAAACAGCAGCTTTAGGTTTTGGTGGAGATCCTGGATATGTAGTTGCAACAGAAGAATTTGGTAGCGTAGCAGCAGGAGCCTGGTCTACGGGTGGGGATTTAAACACTGAAAGATATGGACCTGCAGCACAAGCTGGCACTCAAACAGCTGCTTTAGCGGCTGGTGGATTTGACACTGCTGCTTTAGGAATTACAGAATCTTATAATGGATCAACTTGGACTGAAGTTAATGATTTAAACACTGCAAGATATAATTTAACAGGAGCAGGCGCTCAAACTTCAGCTTTAGCATTTGGTGGAAATGGAGTTTCTGCATTAACGGAATCTTGGAATGGAACAAATTGGACTGAAGTAAATGATTTAAATACGGCAAGACAAACTTTGGCAGGAGCAGGAGCCGATAATACAGCTTCCTTGGCTTTTGGTGGATTAAGCCCTTCTCTTACAGGTGCAACCGAATCTTGGAATGGCACAAGTTGGACTGAAGTCAATGACCTAAATACAGCAAGAAGAAGTATGCCAGGAGTGGGTACGCAAACAGCAGCTTTAGTTTTTGGTGGTACTATTCCACCGACTGAAACTGGAGCAACAGAATCTTGGAATGGAACGAGTTGGACAGAAGTTGCTGATTTAAATTTAGCAAGAAATGGTTTAGCAGGAGCTGGAACTCAAACTGCAGCTTTAGCGGCGGGTGGTGAAGACCAACCTGCAGCTACTGTTGGAAATACAGAATCTTGGGATGGATCAAGTTGGACTGAAGTAAATGACTTAAACACTGCCAGATATAATACACAAGGCGCTGGAACAAATACAGCAGGTTTAGTTTTTGGTGGACAAAATCCACCTATATTCACAGCAACCGAAGAATGGAATGATCCAGGTACAATAACTGAAACAATAACAACATCTTAATAAGGAGGAAACTATGGCAAAAACATATCAATACTGTGTAGCAGAAAACTGGGGAAAGGGATTCATCGATCACGTTGAATCTTCTAGAATCACGTTTAAAGGCTATCCTGGTAATATTTGGCAAGTTCCAGCATACAACAAACACGGTAATCTTTGGATTGCGAAAGTTGCTGGATCTGTTAAAACTAGAGATGAAGCACAAGCGATTGTTGACGCTGAGGTGACTACTGCTCAAAATGCGTGGGACGCTGACAATGTAGACGGCGAAACTGCAGAACAAAAAGAAGAGCGAATTGGTAGTAGACCAGCTGACATAACATTGGAGAACTAAAATTTAAATGTCTGAGTATAAAAGTATAAAAGGCACCAAGATTCAAAACTATACTACGGATCCCGACAATCCGTTGACGGGACAGGTGTGGTATAATGAGACGGATCAGGTATTAAAAGTTAATACAGGTCCATTAGTTAGTGCTTGGGCGACTGGTGGGGATTTAAATACAGCAAGATATCAATTAGCAGGTGCTGGTATACAAACTGCAGCTTTAGCTTTTGGTGGAACTAATCCACCTCTTACAGCTGAAACAGAATCATATAATGGTACAAGTTGGACGGAAGTGAATGATTTAAATACAGCAAGATTTCAAATAGGAGGAAATGGAACTCAAACTTCGGCTTTAGGTTATGGTGGTGGTTCTCCACCTATTGTTGGAGCAACAGAGTCTTGGAATGGTACAAGTTGGACGGAAGTGAATGATTTAAATACTGTAAGACGTACTTTAGGGTCAGCAGGAGCTGACAATACATCTGCTTTAGCTTTTGGTGGACGAACTGCTCCAGTAACAGCTGTAACAGAGTCTTGGAATGGAACAAGTTGGACTGAAGTGAATGATTTAAATACAGCAAGAGGAGGATTAGCAGGATGTGGAACTGAAACAGCTGCTTTAGCTTTTGGTGGAGAGCCTCCTAGAGTTGCATTAACAGAATCTTGGAATGGAACAAGTTGGACTGAAGTAAATGATTTAAATCTTGCGAGAGTAGATTTAGCAGGCACAGGAATTCAAACAGCAGCATTAGCAATAGGTGGAGAAATTAATCCAACTGATGGAGGAGGAAACACCGCAAGTACTGAAGATTGGAATGGAACTAGTTGGACTGAAGTAAATGATTTAAATACGGGAAGAAGATGGATGGCAGCAGCTGGAACTAATACATTAGCTTTAGCTTTTGGTGGATATAATCCTTCTTCAGCATCAACCGAAGAATTTGGAGAAACAGGCGGAAATAAAACAATAACTAGTAGTTAAAATTATGAGTACATACAAACAAATACACGGCACAGATATCGAGGTTCTTTCATCAGATCCCGCGAATCCTGTTGAAGGACAAGTTTGGTATAATTCAACAGACAATGTTGTAAAAGCATTGTTTAACGATCCAGGCAGCTGGTCTACGGGTGGGGATTTAAATACTGGAAGACAAGCTTTAGCAGGAGCAGGAACTCAAACAGCTGGTTTAGCTATTGGTGGTGATACAAGTCCAAATGCTGTAACAGAATCTTATAATGGAACGAGTTGGACAGAAGTGAATGATTTAAATACTGGAAGATATAATTTAGCTGGATGTGGTTTACAAACAGCAGCTTTAGCTTTTGGTGGAAATGTACCACCTAATACAGCTGTAACAGAATCTTGGAATGGAACGAGTTGGACAGAAGTAAATGATTTAAATACTGCAAGAGGTGTATTAGCTTTAGCAGGAGCAGGTACTCAAACAGCTGCTTTAGCTTTTGGTGGATATGATACTGCTGATTTAGCTTTAACAGAATCTTGGAATGGAACGAGTTGGACGGAAGTGAATGATTTAAATACAGCTAGATATAGATTAGGAGGAATTGGAACAAATACTGCAGCTTTAGCTTTTGGAGGTCAACCTGGTCCTAATACCATTACAGAATCTTGGAATGGCACAAGTTGGACTGAAGTAAATGACTTAAATACGGAAAAAAAAGAATCAGCAGGAGCTGGAACACAGACAGCGGGTTTAGCTTTTGGTGGAGAAATACCACCACCAACAGGTGCAACAGAATCTTGGAATGGAACAAGTTGGACGGAAGTAAATGATTTAAATACTGCAAGACACGCTTTAGCAGGAGCTGGAACACAAACATCTGCTTTAGCTATTAGTGGAAATGCAGGACCTGCTATTACAGCAGCAACCGAAGAATGGAGTGTTGGTCCACGAACAATCACTTTCACAGACAGTTAGGTCTTGTAATATATTTTAGATAATATATATAAGAGACAACTATAAAGGATAAAGATATGAAAAAAGACGTTAAAGATATCATACAACAAGAAGAAGCGCATTTAAATAACTTATTAGAAGTTAATGATCTAAACGATTTTAAAGGTATGGTTGATGAGCTGAGAGATACCTGGACCAAGAAACAAATGTTTAGAACAGAAACCGAAGCAAGATTTTCTGTATTACAAGACAATAGATATCCTACTAAAGCTGCAAAATATTGGCAGTGTGTTAGAGAACAATCATCTTACTTAGATAACTTAATGACTTTATCATTTGATTATAGAAGAAACGAAGCAAAAATTAAATGGTTACAGGGTAAAATAGAAAAAGAACAAGATGAATATAAATTAACTAAATATGAAATTGATCTAGATGAATGTAGATTTGCAAAAGCTTCTATGGAAAAAACTGCTAAACACAGAATGAGAGAAATTAAAATGTGGTCTAAATTAAAAGCAGAATTTAATGATGGATCATTTAATGATAAAGATGTAAATCAACATCAATTAGAATCTTATGGTATGCAGTATGCTGCTAAAGCACAACAACTATCTGAACATTCTTCAGACACCGATAAGTTTAATGTTCTAGGACAATTACAATCTTTACAGAGAATTAAGAAATCAGGTGAATTAGAAAGTAGTTACAAAGAGAAAGAGCAAATTGAACAACATGGAAAACCAAAATCTTAAATTTGATTTTGTATTTTTAGGTCAATCAGTTTTAAAATATCAAGTACCACTCGATATTTTTCATACGATTAATTTTATTTATGAAAAGAATTTTCATAACTTATATCCAGCTAATAAACAATTGGTAGGTAAAATAGAAAATGAACATTCTTTATTTTATAATGGTGCAGATGAATCTAAAGTTAGAAAACACAATTTATTACCAAGAAATATCACTGGTTATTTTTTAAATATATTTAAACACTATTTATATTTTAATAAAATAAAAGATGCTGATATGCATTTAAATTCTATATGGGTTAATGAAATGAAACAACATGAATACAATCCTGCTCATATTCATAGAGGAACATTGTTTACTGGATTGTCTTCTGTGATGATTTTAAAATTACCATCAACATATGGTAGAGAATATTCAAATGCAGAAATACCACAAAATGGTAGACTACAAATATTAGGTGCAAGTAATGGTCAATTTTCAAAAATAGATTATC